TTTCTGTAGCTCGTGCATAAGGTCTTATTAGTGGAATGCTTTTTAACGCCCCTGCTGCTTTCGCAACAGCAGAAGCTGGTTTGGAAATAATTCCCTGACCATACTCGTCACCAGAGTTCATAACTCCGGATTGAGAAGGCAAAGGAGGAAGTGATTTGGAAGTTGGCATTGTCAATGTAACATCAGTAGCCCATAAATATACATTAATGGTTACTGGATTACCGACATCAGTATGCCGTAAATTTCCAAAAGACCTAAACACTACTTCTCCTAAACCATCCGTAATATCCGGTTTTGTTAGTGGAATGTAATTCTCTTTATAAAAATAAGGAATTTCCAAAACTCCACCAGCATTTAAAGTTGGGTTGAGAAAGATATGGGGCTTCTGCGAAGCTCCGACCAAATCGGCATCTAAAGCAGCACCAAGACCACGTTCTATTGTAACTTGGTCAAATCCACTCAATGGATTATATGATACTAAAACTCTGCCGTAATGAAATGGTGTTCCACTAATTAGTACTTTCATATGCAAATTCATGCGTAAAAGTTCAAAATTAGCTATCTTATCCCGGATAAAAGGATTAGTTAAATAAGCTGTCCATGGGTTCAATGTCTCAAATAAAGGTGAATTGATAGCCCATTGATACGTTGCCACATTAATTGGACGGCGCAGAAAATTACCTAAATCGCTATCGCTATTATTCGCTAAATTGAATGTAGCATCTGGTGCGGTGGGTACCGTAGTATTCCAACCGGCAGATTCATCGGCAAATGTTGTGATTTCTGCTTTTGCAGTATCATCAGCCGCGCTAACATTCATAGTTGCGGATTGAGACGGCAAAATTGCATCATGTAATTTATCAATTTCTGATTGCAACTCTAAAATCTTGCGTTTTAATTTTCTACTGTGTCCATACTTTCGTGCGACATCATGTTCTAGTTGGTGAATACGCACCAACGCCGTTTCCAGTGTATAAGGGGACTGGATCTCCCCATTATGCATACTTAAATCCAATGCATTTGGATATTGTGTAATACTAGTAATGC